AACGTACACACAAATACGGCACAACACCCAACAACCCCAAAACACCCCAAAAACGAGCAAAACCCCCCATACCTATGTCTAAGGCCCCCACAAAGGGCAACACCCCTACCGCCGGGACACCGAACCGGGTACGTTATTCCCACTGCACCGAAAGGGCAGTACCGATTCCCTACGCCGTAGGGAACGGTCAACGAAAGGAAACGAACATGAACACCTACCGAAAGGCGGTCAAGTTCCTACGGGACGCAGGCCGTAAGGCAGCGGCGGCCCCGTACTGGGGAATGGCGCTACTGGCCACGGCGGACAACGCCCGGCCACCAATGGTGGAGATCAAGCCATTGGCCAATCAGACACGGTTCACTTGGACCAATCCGGCGGCGCCAAAGCGTGGTCCGGTGTTGTCCCTGCAGGCGTTGTTCCCGCAGATTCTGGCGGGAACGATTGATGGTGCGATCAAGCATGGGATTCACTTTGCTCACGCCGCACGGGTCGCCGGTGTTGCCGGCGCCGCCAAGGCGGAGACGGGCGCCGCATGGCGGACAATCTGCGAACGGTACGACGTCGGTTTTGAGGACATCCGACACGTCGCCGGACCGTTGGCAGAGTGGTACCGGTCAGACAGCACCGACAAGACCCCGACGGCGTTCGCCGCCGTGATTGAGGCGGCGCTGACGGACACCGACACCGACGACACCGACGGCGACACCGACGGCGAGACGGAGACGGAGACGGAGACGGAGACGGACGCTCACCCATTCGTCTCCATGGTGGAGACGGCGGGATACCCAAAGCGCCGTGACCGTCTAGAGGCGTGGCTCGTCGCCGCACTAGAGACGGACGCCGTGGCCAACGGCGGGACCGGGCTCGTGGCACGGACCGTCCTACTGGGAGCGTCAATCTGTCAACGACAGACCGACGCCCGGGACGCCGCCATCGCCGCCGACGGCGCCGACGCCGCCACCCTCGCCGCCACCGGCACCGACGGCTAGCCGTCACCGATTGAGAACAACCCCCGACCGGGAGACCATCCCGGCCGGGGGTTTTCTCATGCCCATTTTCCCGCCACCCCACCCTAGACCGAAGACGTCACCACGCCAGTGCTACCAGTACCCGTTAGGCGTCCGGTGTAGACCATGACGACACCATGCCCAGCGCGCCGGGGCCGGGCCCGGGGAGGCGGGGGGGTGGGCGGCCTGCTGCTGCAGTATGTATAGATATGGAGGGCCGGTGCGTGGTGTCCGCCGTGTGTGCTTGGCTGGACTGTAGGAGCCTATGGCTTGGCATGGCATGGCATGGTGTCCCTCCCCCCATGTATAAGGGCGGGTTGTCCCACCATTTCCCCTGTTCGTAACATGATTGTAACATGTGGGACAGGTTGCCCCTACAGGTGAGCGAACTCTGCACGGAGGTGCATGTGCCTACAAACGGTGGCGGCAACGGCTGGACATGGGACGAAGAAGCAGGCGAGCGGGTTATGCCACCGATGTGGCAGAACCTGCTTGAATGGTTCCTAAAGGGTCCCGATAGGGATCCTAGGACTCAGAAGGAGTGGGCGGCTGAGCAGGGGTGTCATGAGGATTCTGTGCGGCGGATTAAGCGTGATGTGCGGTTTGCTAGGGAGTGGGATCGTCGTGCTGCTGAGTTGAATATTCATCCTGAGCGTACGCAGTCGGTGATTGATTCGTTGCATCAGCAGGCTGTGGGTGGTAGTGTTCAGGCTGCTTCGTTGTATTTGCAGTATGTGGAGAAGTTTACGCCGAAGCGGAAGGTTGTTGTGGATGAGCGTGAGGCTTCGGGGTTGTCTGATGGTGAGTTGGCTGATGAGTTGGAGGCTCAGGTGTTGCATTTGAGGGTGGTTGACGATGTTGGCTAATGGAGGGCGCGTTCCGGGTGGTTTTGGTGTGAAGCGGCCTGATAGGTCTGTTTCGTTGCGTGATGTGCGTGATTTGCCGGTGCAGCGTGCGGGTGCGGTTTGGGTTTATGGTGGGTATGGCAATCCTCCGCAGAGGCAGGTTGGTCCTAATACGTGGATTGGGGAGGGGTACGGGGAGTTGGCTGGTGCTGTGGGGAAGACTGATCCTTCGGTTGACCCCAGCAACCCGCTTGAGGTTCTTGACTTTCTTGGCAAAGGGGTGCCTGTTGGTCGGGAGGAAGGGAAGACTGCTTGGGAGATCCAGCCGGATGGAACTGTGGTAGAGGTTCCGGTGCCTGATCCTGAGGCGTGGGTGCCGGATCCGGATGCGGTGCCGGATGCGGTGCCGGATGCACCGCCGGATCCGGGTTCAAGGCCACTTCTGAGTCAGGGTTTGACACCGGCTCAGGTCTTTCAGCAGGAGACGATTCGGGATGCGTTGTTGGCGATTGCTGCTGCTGGCGGTGGCGCTGCGGCGTTGGGTGGCTTTGGTGGCGGCGGGATGCTAGGCGGTATGGGTAGTGGCCTTGGGGCGTTCCGGTGACTCTTCGGGCTGATCGTAGGTGGCGTTTGGTGTGGCGGCTCACCAAGGGTGCTGCCCGTCGTCGCCGGGAGCGTGAGTCGTTTTACCGGTATGGTGTGGTTCCTGATTGGTGGAAGAGCGTTGGCTAGGGTTCCGGGTGGTTTCGGGGTCAACGATGCGATGGGTGTGCAGCGTCCTGATAGGTCTGTGTCGATGGGGCAGGCGTGGGCTGATGCTCTATTGGCCCGGGCGCGCCAAGAGGAGCAGTATCGTCCGGTGCAAGAACCAGCGCCGAACTGGGTGTCGAATGTAACAAACAGTGCTGTTGGACAGATTCTGGGGCAGCCGTCGATGGGAGACATGCAGACTGCTTTTGCGGAGCGGGCAGCGCAGGGGGTGTCTATGACTCCGGCGGCAATGATGCAGCAGCAGAGACTGGCTGGCGGGATTGACGAGGCTTTGGATTGGGTTCGCCCGTTGGCGTTGGCGGATTTGGGTGTTGCGGGTGCAGCGGGGCGTGCGATGATTCCTATTCCGGGGGGATTGGCTCCCGGCGCTGCCCCAGCCGCAAGAGCCGCACGTAGGGCTGGTGGCGGTATAGCGGGTGCTTTGCGCCAGTTGTTGAGTCGCGGTGGTGATGAGGCTGTCTCTGCTGTGGCTCCTGTGGTTCGTGAAACGACGGAGGCCGCAGGACGGGCAAGCCGCCCGTATTACCGGAACGTAGACGAGTTGGAGGCAGCGGCGCAACCGGCGTGGAAGGACGGCCCGACATTGTTTCACGGTGGACCGGCGGATATGAGCGGCTTTAGTGCCTTGGGGGAAGGGAACGCGATCATGTCGCTTCCCGCTATGGGAAACGCGACGTATACGACACCGAACATGTCGTTCGCTTCGCTGTATGCCAACCAAGGATCGCAAGCGCGGGGCGCCATCTTCCGAGGCACCCACGCACCGCCCACTCCCTCCGTTGTGCAGAATGTGAAGTTTGCCGGTGAGGGAGCGCCCCTCTTGATCGACTACGGTAAGGCGGGAATAGACGAGAAGGCCCAGCAGGCTGTTCTGAAAACAATAGGGGAGTTGGGTAAACTACTGGCCGAACATCCCGGCTCGTTGCCGATTCACCGTACCGAACTGGAGCCGTTGCTCGCCAAGTTGCGGCACCCTAGAACGACCTTTGCCGACATTCATGGGTTCGCAGGTCACGCATCCACAGGTCCAAAGAGTGAAACTTTACGAGGGATGGTGGAAGCGGTGGTAAGGAGAAACACGGAAACTGGGCCGTTTCGACCTGCGCAACTGAACGAAATGGTGTCTAACGTGATGAACCGATTGAACACCAATCTGTCGGACGCCGGTTACCATGGGTTCGCGGCACCCTCCGGTGGAGGATTCCACAGGACGCATCAAGGGCATCACTCTAAGGCGCCGGGCGATTTCGGGGATTCGATTGCTTGGTTCAACCCTCGCAAGGATCTTGAAATAGTGGCGACCGGACAGCATAACGTAATGGGGGTGGTACATCCATCGGGCCGGTTGGGGACGGTGCCGAGCGGGTACCGGGCAGATAACTGGTTCGGTTCTCCCACAGAAGTGGCTAGTCGCTTTGAGTGAGCAGGGAGAGTTGAAGACGGCGTTTGCCGTAGAAGCGACGGAGGTGTATGATCCGTTTCAAGATGAGGAACCTTTGGAATGCGGTTTGGAAGACCCCGAAATATGCGAGTCATGTCAGTGAGGGAGTGGGTGATGTGCGGGACGATTTGTGTCCTGTTCGTGTGTGTTGCCTTTACGGTTTGGGGTTTGGGTCGGACGTTACAATCGTTGTTCGACTAGATGGGCCGTCTGACTGAACTTCAGCAGGAAGCCGAGTGGCGGCACTGTTGTGAGAGCGAACCGTACTTTCTGCGCAACTATTGGCATATCGCCCATCCTGCTCAGGGGAAGATTCTGTTCGATTTGCGTAACGCACAGTCGTCGGCGTTGCGGCATTGGGACGATAACCGGTACTCTCTGACCCTGAAGGCCCGCCAGATCGGGTGGACGACCCTTGTAGCAGCACACCAGTTCTGGATGGCGTTCTTCAAGGACGATCAGAACATCATTGACCTGTCGCGTACGGAACGCGAGTCGGTATTGTTGTTGCGTAAGACAAAGTACGGGTTCAAGCACTTGCCGGACTGGTTGGTGGCTCGTGGCCCTGATTCGCTGATGGAGCATCAGCAAAGGATGGCGTTCAGTAATGGTTCTCAGATCACTTCTATGCCTTCGGCGTCGGATCCGGCCCGTGGCGAGTCTGCGTCGCTGGTCGTAGTTGATGAGTGGGCATTCTTACCAAACCCGGAGGAAGCATGGGCGTCCATTGAACCGGTGGCCGATGTCGGAGGCCGAATCATTGGTCTTAGCACGGCAAATGGAAGCGGAAACTTCTTTCATGAACTATGGGTGGGGTCATCGACGGGCACGAACCGGTTTGCTCCAATGTTCTTTCCGTGGTCTGCTACAGAAGATCGGGATGAGTCGTGGTATCAGTCGAAGAAGGAGTCGATGCTTGCTTGGCAGTTGGCTCAGGAGTATCCGACTACGCCTGAAGAGGCGTTCATCAAGTCAGGTAACCCGGTTTTCGACTTGGATGTGTTGGAAGCGATGAATAGCACTGTCGAAGAGGGTCAGATGGGTTATTTGTGGGAACCGCACCCTCGTACGGTGGAATGGCGTAAAGATGCTCACAGTTTGGCGTGAACCGGTATCTAAACGCCCGTATTGTATCGGGGTTGATACCGCTGAGGGGCTGATTCACGGCGATTATTCGTGCGCACAGGTGTTGGATGTGCGTTCTGGGGAGCAGGTTGCGGTCTGGCATGGGCATATTCCGCCGGATACGTTGGCGCACGAGGTGTTTCGGCTCTCACTGTGGTACAATGATGCCTTGACGTGTGTGGAGTCAAACAACCATGGTTTGACGACTATCACCCAGTTGCGGCATTTGGGGCATCCGAACCTGTTTCGTAAACGGTCG